AGAACTTTTTTGTCCCGAATGGTAATCTTCGTATTCTTGAGAAGTTTTTTGTAATTGCCCACATTCGTTGTGACGAACCCACCCGTCGGTTGATACGCGGTCCGCATCATGTTTCGCAAAGTGTAATTTTTATAAACCTTTCGAAGTTCATTTCTAAACTCATCTCGACCACCCCCCATTGAATCAAATAATCCAATTGTTTTTTGGGTGTGATTTACTTTCGCGAGTGCGTAGTGTCCATCACCACCGGAGTATGTGTGTGCGATGTGAAGGTACTGAATACCGTCATGATTTGATGACACCGGTTTTGTCATGCGCGCCGTTCGACGACAGCCGAACTTGAAATCATAATTCGATTCGTTTTTGATATCCTTTGCGATGTGTTCAAAAATACCCTTTTCTTGAATGAGTTGTTTCGCCATTTCACTCGCATCTTCGATCGCCATGAGATACTTCGCAGCCACATTCGTATTCATGCGACGCTCGATGTAATCCGTCGTATCAATCTCACTATTTTCGCGCTTGACCTTCAATAACCGATGACGAACATCTTGATTCTTGATGAGTTTGATCGGGGTGAGATTCATTCTCTTAGTTAAATATAATGTATTATTTTTAAATACTGTCTTCGTCACACGAGTCCATGGCGTGTGAAGAAGAATATATGTAAAAAATAAAAGGTGTACTTAGTTTCCGAATGCAATACCAGCCATACCATTCTTCACGCGAAGGATGTTATAGTTGACGGCGTAAACGCGATGCATTTGGTTACCACCCGTCGGGTTGGTCAACGTGAGCTTGGCGCTATCGATACGAGAAAAGTTCAAACTACCACTCGGTTGGGACTTGTTCATGGTCAAACAGAACGGCCACGTGTACAGCGGTGCGGTATCGAGCGTCGAGTCCGCGAGGTTTTGGGCGTGCATTTCGTGGGCGATGTTGTGGTGGAACGTCTTCGTCGTGTTTTCGAAGAGCGTGGTGCCGTTGATGTACATACTCGATTCATCGAACTTGTACATAGAATCCCACGTACCAGTCGTGGCGTTTCCAGAAACCAAGTGAATCGCCTTGGTCGGGTGATTGAAATAGGTGAGATCAATTTCGGTGTCGGTATTGGACGCCAATTGATATTGGGTTTGCGTGATGAGAATCTCGTGTTCATTGTCCGTGACAAACTTGCGCTCGTCACTGTCGAGGTACGCGTACATACCGTAGACCTTCGGCGTCTCTGCCGGCGTGAACCCATCGCGACACTTCACACGAATTTCCACTTCGTGGTATTGCAAACCGACGAGCGGGAGGCACTTGGTCCAGTCTTCGCTGAAGAAGAATGGAATCAAATAGTAATCAGAAGCACCATCGACACCCTTGGCGTTATCCTTAATTTCAGTCGTCGTGACCGTGGCCGAGGCACGAGCTTGATTTTCTTTATAGATGATATTGTGCACACCCTGGATGTACAAAGAATCGAGGCGGGCGACTTCTTGGCCACCGATGTACAAGAGGAATTCGGTCGGCTTCGCCGCACCCGCGGAGAACAAACCGTCGCTGTTCGTCGTGACGTTCGAGATGTTTTGCGCTTCGATCCACACGTATCCGAGCATGTCACCCTTCGAGCGAATCGGGATGGTGACTTCGTTGTTGGAACCGAACGTACCGATGTAGTCCATGCGCTCCGGCTTAATAGAAAAATTCGTGTGACGCCTGTAGTTTTGACGGAAGAGACTGACCTGAGGTTCACCCGTGATGTACACATCCTGGGCACCCTTAGAGACAAGATCAATCAAGGCTGCTGACATTTATATAATAAGCATATTAAAATTTTGGCTCGATGTATACACAACACATAATGGTGGTCTTCCAAGCATTGACGTGGGAGGCACGAGACTCCGAAGAAGGAGACGAACACGTGATCAGTATCTTTGGTAAGACTGAAGATGGAAAGTCTGTGTGTGTCACGACGGGTTTCGATCCGTATTTCTTCGTAAAACTTCCGGCTGGTACATCACAACAACAAGTTCAGCTCCTGTATAATCAACTGAATAAACTTCGACCCAACCACGTGACATCGTATTCTTTGACTGAACAAAAGGATGTGTGGGGATTTCAAAATAATGAGAAATTTGCATTCATGCGCCTGAATTTCAAAACACTCGCCGCGCGACGAAAAGTGAATTCCCTGTTCATGTATAACGATGAGTTCAAGAAATACCATGTGTACGAGTCAAATATTGACCCCGTCCTGAGGCTCATGCATCGAACGGGTATTCAGTCGAGTGGTTGGATCGACACGGGATCCAAGTGTATTCGATCGTATCTGGCACGCACAGATATCGATCTCTTCTGTAATGATTGGCAAACGCTCACACCCGTGGACAAGAATGAAACCGCGCCGTTCGTCGTGGCGTCACTCGATATTGAATCAAACAGTTCGACGGGTAAATTTCCGAATGCACTCGTGTCGGGAGATGCATGTTTTCAAATCGCAATATCTCTGTGTACGTTTGGATCGGATGAGCCGTATGATAAGACGTGTCTGTGTTACAAAAACACAGACCCACACTTGGACGGTGCAAACATCATAAGTTTCAATACGGAACGCGAGATGCTTCACGCGTTTCAAAAGTATTTACACGAAAAGAATGTCGACATCATTACCGGATGGAACATTTTCGGTTTCGATATGGAATATATTTATCAACGCGCACAAATGGTCGGATGTGATCCGGAATTCTATGAACTCGGTCGACTCAAGGATCACGAATGTAAGATGGTATACAAAAAACTGTCGTCGAGCGCTCTCGGTGACAACGAACTGAAACTCCTTCCGATGCCCGGACGATTCATTTTCGATTTATTTCATGAAGTCAAAAAGGGATACAAACTCGATTCATACAAACTCGATAATGTTTCAAAGTTGTATCTCGGGGATCAAAAGATTGATATGCCCCCGAAAGAAATGTTTGCGCGTTTCCTGGAAGAAGATCCAGTCAAATTGCGTGAAGTCGCGGAGTATTGTATTAAGGATACACTTCTTCCACACAGACTCATTAAACGTCTGTGTACGCTTTTGAATCTTTTGGAAATGGCCAAGGCGACGTGGGTACCGTTGAACTATCTCGTCGAGCGTGGACAACAAATCAAGGTCTTTTCACAACTCACGAAGAAGGCGCGTGAAATGGGATTCATGGTACCGACGATTAAATACGGGGCGATTCCTGAAGAACCATATGAAGGCGCCACAGTACTCGACGCACAAAAGGGTGCGTACTACACACCGATCACGGCTCTTGATTTCGAAGCGTTGTATCCATCCATCATCATGGCACATAATCTATGTTATTCGACGTGGGTCATGGATGAAAAGAAATATGGAAACATTCCCGGTGTGACGTATGAAATCTTTGAAGTGGGTGGTAGAAAGTATAAATTCGCTCAAGACGTTCCGAGTCTTTTACCGAGCATTCTTTTGGAACTCAAACAGTTTCGTAAACAAGCGAAAAGGGATATGGCGGTATCGACCGGTGCGATGAAGGAAATGTTTAATGGTAAACAATTGGCGTATAAGATTTCCATGAACTCTGTCTATGGATTTACTGGTGCTGGAAAGGGTATGCTTCCGTGTGTACCGATCGCATCGACGGTCACGTCAAAGGGTCGATGGATGATTGAACAAACAAAGAATTACGTGGAAAAGAACTTTCCTGGGGCAAAGGTAAGGTACGGCGATACGGATAGTGTTATGGTTGAGTTTGACGTCGGAGATCGTAAAGGTGAAGAAGCTATCGAGTATTCATGGAAGATTGGTGAAAAGGCGGCTGAAGAGTGTACGGCTTTGTTCAAGAAACCAAACAATTTGGAACTCGAAAAGGTATATTGGCCCTATTTTCTCTATTCTAAAAAACGGTACGCCGCAAAGTTATGGACAAAGGGTAAGGATGACAAAATGCACATGGACTACATCGACATCAAGGGTCTACAGGTTGTTCGAAGAGATAACACACCTCATCTACGTGAAGTGTGTAAAGAACTCTTGGATGTTGTCTTGGAATCAAACGATACGGAACCACCGAAACAACTCGCACGTGAACGCGCCATCGAGCTTCTTTCTGGGGACATTCCGAATGATAAACTCATTTTGAGTCAGGGTCTTTCAGATACTTACAAAGTGAAGGGGAAACCTGTACATCTTTCGGATGTCGCGAATAGTTGGGACATTAATATGGCGCACGTGCAAGTGCATAACAAGATGCGACAGCGTCGTCCTGGTTCGGAACCACAATCTGGTGATCGTGTGCCGTATCTTCTCACAAAAACCGACGACCCCAAAGCCAAGGCGTACCAAAAGTCCGAAGATCCAAAATACGTAGAGGAACACAATGTCCCTCTCGATTATCATTACTATTTCCTCAATAAATTTTTAACACCTGTGTGCGACCTACTCGATCCATTATACGATAATCCAAAACAAGAAATATTCGGTGAAATCATCGCTCAACATAAACCACCGCGCGCAAAGAGAGCGTCAAAGACATCGGTCGAAACGTTATTTAAAAATTACGAGCGAGAACAAAGTAAGTCCAATGTCGAGTGCACTAAATCAGGTGTTTGAAGAGGAGGTGGAAAAACGTGTGAGTGAACGACTCACACAGTATATTGAAAAGATATCAAAGACACACGGTATATCCATGGAGCTTTTACTTCGCGACATTCCACACGTATCGGAAAATCTCATGTGTCGAGGTGTGAAAAAGGATGGGCATCGGTGTACGCGACGTGGAAAGAATGGTGGATATTGTGATACACATCTCTTACAAAAGAAGAGTTTTGAACCAGTGTCAGTCGTTCGAACGTGTGGCCCCGCGCACACACATAGCTTTCCACCCATATTCATGAAGGGGTGTCCAGCCTGCGAAGCATCGTCATCCTCAAACAAGCTTATAGATTTGAAGGGTATACTATAGTAATGAACAAGTCCGATATTCTGCTACATGCCATCAACAACTTCTACGGTGAAGAAAAGAATAGATCTACGCTACTGAACGTCCTCGACAAATCGAGTGGAATTTCACTCCGAAATCTCGAATGGTTTATTACAAACTATGCAAAGAAGAACCACACGAGTTTCACGACGACTGATGGAAAACTCTTCACAGTGCATTGCGCGTACAAGTCAAGTCTCGATGGATACAGTAAACGATTTTTTGACCCGTTTTGTAGATCCCAAAAGTTCTCGTACACAGTCCCGGGAACATCTCATGAAATTCAAACGACGCTCGCGCAATTGAATTTCATAAAATGGTGTATCAAAAATAACATCATCGAATACATCAAAGATAACAAAACGACATTATTTAATAAGCGAGGGACATGAATCCCTTTGAAAATTTAAACGTCTGATACCCCGTGTAGTACATATGTAATGAATATTGATCGGTAAGTCCACTCTTTAGGTTGAGTTCTATGTTTGTTTTTTCTGACTTTATCTGACTAAAATCCAGGCTTCCCGATGGCTCCACATTTGCCGGATACATCGAGAAGGAATACGTATAGATATTTCTGTACGGTCGAGACAGTCGCGCCTTGAATGGTGTCATGTACTTGTAGTATGAATGATTTGCACTTGTAATGTTAGGAAGATCATTTCCATTAATATAGAACTTTGCCGAGTCCATGACTGGATAAAAGAATGCATATAATTGATCAAAATCGAGTACACTCGAAAAATTGAATCGGTTTTGGAAATAGTAATAATCTGCACCGACTGACCCTGGAATTTCATACGCATCGAGATATGCCTGATCCGGTGTTCCGGGACCGCGCGCCTCTTTCACGTCTTCAAACTTTTTGTTTCGCAGAAACCAATGAAGTGTCTTCACGGGAATGGATGGAACCAAATTATTCTTGACGATGGTTTTCCCAACCTCGGTTTCTGTGGTTGGATGTTTTTTCACTACATCGGTGATGAATGTCGTTTCTTCCGTGACGTAGAATCGTCGCTCAGCCGGATCGATCGTCATTTCTTCAGTCACGATGTGAAACTCTGGAAGCGTGAGTATCGAGTTCGTATCAGAGAAGAATGTTTGTGGGTGAAATTCGATTTCGAATTCAAGCTTTTGTTTGTGAATCGCACATAAAGGAAAATAGGGACGATTTGGTTTGTTCGTGTCGTACTCATCACTCGCATACTTTCTCGAAAAGAAAAATGGAATAGGAATGATGAGGTCTGATTGATACTGTGCGTACTGTGGTGTATCGACGGCGGTGTCGTACGGCAACATGCGATTAATCAAAAACTTGTTCGTAATCTTTTCAGACATTTCGAGATACAATTCATCGTAAATGACCATCCAATCGTCATATATTGTTTCGAGTTCGAGTTCGTCGACGCGCATCGTGATACTCTTGATCAAGTGACGACCAACCTGATCGGAATAGTTTCGACCACCTGGGATCGCGGGGAGGGTGAGACTCACGTACATGTTACTCAAAAGATCACCCGCGTTTTGTGGATTCATGGTCACTTTTATGCGTTCACCAAAGGGCCACGTGAGTTTTCCGCCTGGATTGTATACGGTGGTCGTTCTATGAAAACGACTAAAATTTGAATGTCTCTTCTCTTCGTATTTAAATAAAGAATCATCCGGTTTTCCGGACAATAGATATGTATCCTGCTTGCCGAGTGCGTTCAGCGATAAGATCGCCCCGGTGCTCGCGCCAGTGACGTCGCACATACTTAGTCTATGTCTATATATTTTTAATATCCATTTTCCACATATCAATGTGTGAGGTACCCTTCATAACTTCAAGTTCTTCCCTCGCTTGTTTCGCTTCTCTGAGAAGTTCGTGGACACACTCCTCGGTGTATTGAACAGTCTTGATGTTTAGGAGGTAGTCGTAGGTGCCGCCAATTTGGGGGAAGATTTGAGCCAATTGTCTCTCGAGGTCATCCTTCTTGCGCTTGAATACCACAATGTCTCCCTCAATAACCATTGTCACAAACTTGGATTTGTATCCAGCCATCGTTGCCTTTGTTTGGAGAACTTTAATGAG